GATGTAGCTGGCGGCCGAGGCCGCGATCCCGTCGATCCAGACGGTGACGCTGCCGGCGTGGCGGCTCAGCGCGTTGTGGATCGCGACCGCGTCGAAGACCGAGCCGCCGGGGCTGTTCAGCCGCAGGTCGATGGCCGCGTCCTTCGGCAGCGCGCCCAGTTCGGCCAGAAACCCCTTCGCGGAGACGCCATAGGCGCCGATCTCGTCATAGATCAGCACCTCCGCGCCGCTGTCGCGGGCGCGGATCGTGTACCAGCTGTTCATGAGTTTACTCCTGTTCGGTGTCGTCGGTCCCATCACCCGGATCGGGCCGCGTGGCCGGGGTGGCGCGCGCGCCCTGCGTCTCGCCGGGGCTGGTGCGGTAGCGCAGGCCAAGCCCCTCCGCGCGCGCCATGTCCGTCGCATTCTCGCGGTCGACTTCCTCGACGTCGTAGCCCGTGGCCTCGACCACCTTGCGCCGCGAGGTGATGCCCGCCTCCATGGCCAGCACCTGCGCCTGGATGTCCTTCAGCGGATCGACCCAGTCCCAGCGCGGCGGAATCCACTGCACCATCCGCGCCGCCGTTGGGTCCGGCAGCTCGAGCCGTCCGGCCAGCTGCGCCGTCTCCAGCCAGCGCGCCCAGACCGGGCGGCAGAGCTGGTGCGCGATCACCCCGTGCTGCAGCTGCTGCACCCGGCGGCGGAACTCCACCAGCTCGGCCCGCAGGCTCGAATAGTTGGCCTGGCGCACGTCGCCGGTCACGAGGTGATAGGGCAGCCCCAGCGCGGCCGAGACCGCCAGCAGCGTGCGGTACTGGAACGCCTCGTAGCCGCCGCCCACATCCGCGGGACTTGAGAACTTCACGTCCTCGCCGGGCAGCAGCACCTGCATCGTGCCCGGCTCGAGGCTGGCCAGCGCCGCCCCGTCGAGATCGGCCGCGCTCTCGCCCATCACCGGCTCTTCCGGCGCGGTCTTGGTGATGAAGCCCGCGAACATCGCCGCGGTCTTCTTCCGGTCGAGTTCCGCATCATCGTACTGGTCAAGCAGGAACAGCCGCACCATGGCGGGTGCGATTTGCGGCAGGCCGCGGATCTGGCCCGCGTCGATGGGCCGGTAGATGTGCAGCACGTCGTCCGCCGGCACGCGCACCGTGTCCGGGATCACGACGCCCCAATCGGTGCTGTCGCCGGGATGGCGGCGGCGGAAGTGATAGGCCACGCGCCGCCCGATCGCATCAAACTCGATCCCGCAGCGGATGCGGTTGCCATTGGCGGCGGTGCCGGTCTTGTCGAAGGGCAGCATCTCGGATTGCAGCAGCTGCATCTGTAGCGGGACCAGCAGCCCGTCCTCGGCCCGCCGCGGGCGCAGGCGCACGAAGCACTCGCCCGCCACGAACATCTCGCGCGCGACCATGGCCTGCAGGCCGTAGAAGTCCGTCAGCCCGTCGGCGTCCACCTCGTCGGTCCAGGCGAGCCACAGGCGCTGGACCCGTTCGCGCAGGTCCGCGTCGTCGATCAACGAGGACGGCTTGATCCCGTCGCCGACGAGATTGGCGGCGAAGGCCTCGCAGGCGTTGGCAGCGTATCCGTTGGTGACAACCAGCTCCCGGGCACGCGCCAGCAGCTTCGGCCCGCCCGAGGCCACAAGCGCGTTGATGTTCTCCAGCGGCGGGTTCCAGCCGCGCAGGCGCCGCCGGGACATCGCCCCTTCAAGGCGCGCGCGCAGTCCGGAGGGACCGTGGCTCCGGGGGAGCCGCGTAAGCCCGGAGGACGCAGGGCCGCCAGTGCCCTGACGGCGAAACCGGTCGAACAGACGCATCGATCAGAGCCCCTTGTCGGTCATCACGCGGACCTGCCGCACGATGCGCCGCCCCTCCGCCGCCGCGATCTCGCGGTCCAGCGCCTCGAGCGCCCGGTCGATCTCCGCCACGCTGCGATAATCCACGGTCTTGCCGTCATAGCTGACCCGCGCCACGCCCGAGGACCGCTGCGCCGAAAGCGCGTCGCGGCGGGCGCGCAGGTCGATGAGTGTCGCCATGGGAATTGACCCGATCTCTCGAAATGGTAGTCCGCCGACATGCGAACAGATGGGAGCACCTCCATGACCCCGACCGAGATCATGCGTGAATTCGCGCGCGACGATATCTTTCCGAAGGCCGCGATGGCCGCCGCCCGCGATCAGAGCGCAGAGATGACACCGCTCTTTGTCGACATGATCGAGCGCCTCGGCACCCAGCCCGTTTCCGCCATGAAGGACGACGAGGTCTTCGCCCTGATCCCGGTCATTCACCTGATGGGCGAATGGCGGGCGCCGGGTGCCTATCGCCCGGTCGTTCGCATGATGCGCCAGCCGACCGAGACCCTTGACTACCTTCTTGGCGACGCCGTGACCGAAACGAGCTTTCGCGTCATCGCAGGCACGTTCGATGGCGACCTCCAGCCCCTGTTCGACGGCATGGACGACCCCGAAGCCGATGAATTTGCCCGCGGGTCCCTGATGAGCGCGCTCGTGCTGATCGCGCATCTGCATCCGGAACACCGCGCGGCGATCAAGGACCACTTCCGGACCTTTCGCAGCCGCTGTCCGGACGCATCCCCTGATGTCTTGACCCCATGGATGGATGCTGTTGCCGATCTTGGTCTTGAGGACATGACCGACGACGTGCGCATGCTGTTCGAAACGGGCGTGATCCCTGCCGATTACTGCGACTTCAGCCACTTCCTTGGAGACCTGAAGGCCACGCAGCAGTCGAACGGCGCACCTTCGAGCCTGCGATATCGACGGCACCTGATCACCGACGCCATCGATGAATTGTCACGCTGGTATTGTTATACCGACGCCTTTTTCGAGAAGCAGAAGGCCCGAAAGGGTAGTAACGAATTCCGTGTGGCGCCCTGGACCGAGGCAGTGCAGACCCTGCCCGGGAAGCCCGGCCGCAACGATCCTTGTTTCTGCGGCAGCGGCAAGAAGTTCAAGAAGTGCTGCCTGCACTGATCATCCTGCTGCAGAACGTCACCCCATGTAGCTCGACCGCACCGTCCGCCGCCGCGGCGCGCTTTGCCGTGGGGCGCGGGTGGTCGTTCCCGTTGTCGCACCAGGCGCATCCGCCTTGTCCACGCCGAGCTGCGCTTCCAGATCGGCCCAGCGTGCCTCGGGCCAACGGTCGGCGCCCACGATCCACGCGGCGGCGCGGGCGTAGACGCGGCAGTCCAGCGCTTCGTTGCGTTCGCGCAGCTTCTGCCACTCGAGCCGGGCGAAGCCGCGCTTCGTGCGCACCGTCATCAGCTGTTCGGCGGTCAGCTGCTTGAGCCACTCGCCGTCGGCCCAGTCCGGCAGGTGCACCGTGCCAGGCGGGAACGCAGCACCCGCGGCGACCTCATCCGCCGTCGGCCGGTTCTGGCGCAGGAAGCGGTAGGTCTCGGCCTTGAAGGTCGACACCGCCACGGTCCAGAGCCGCGCGCCGCGCCGCAGCCGCTTGCCCGCGATCGTGGCGTCGACATAGGTCGGGCCAGTCACCGGGCTCGTGCGCGTGAACCCCTCGACGCCCTTCACCGGGGCCACCTGCGTGAAGCCCACCTGCCGCGACCAGCCGTAGACCGCGGAGGTCTCGTAGCCGGTATCCACCGCCAGCCGCGCGATCGTCATGGGCGTGCCCGACGCATGTGCCCATGTCCGGCCCAGAAGGTCCGTCATCTGCTGCCAGCAGACCGGATCGCCGGGGCCGCCGTCGAACACCAGATGATCGACCAGCCAGCTTTCCAGTCCGCGGCCCCAGGCCCAGACATCGACCTCGATCCGGTCCTTCTGTACGTCGGCGCCCGCCGTCAGTAACAGACCGCGCGCGGGCACGCTGCCCGCAGCCCACGCTTCGCGCCGGTCCGCCAGTCGCTGCCAGTCCGGGGCCTCGCCCGCTTCCATCCAGGTTTCGCCCAGCACCGTGTTGCGGAATGCGCGCATCGCCTCGTCGCTGCCCCGTGCCGCCTCGTGCGCCCGCGCGATCCGCTGCCAGCTCAGCCAGCCCACCGGCGAATAGAGCGCCGACAGGTGATAGCCGACCGTGGTCGGATCGGCGGAGGTCGCCGTCCCGCGCCATTCGCCCGCCGACAGTATCGCCGTCTTGTGGTGCTCGGCGATGGCGGCGTCGCAGGCCTCGCAGTGGTATTCCGCCGTCTCCGGGCGGCCCTCGTCCCAGCGCAGCCGCTCGAACCGCAGCCACTGCATCGTGTCGCAATGGGGGCACGGCACGAAGTACCGGCGCTGGTCCGACGCCTCGAACTCCCGCTCGATCCGCGACAGCCCGCGGATCGTCGGGGTCGAGACCAGGAACACCTTGCGCCGGTGCGCGAAGGTCAGCGACCGCGCCTCGGCCAGCGTGACCGGGTCGCCTTCCTCATCCGCCGAGGCCGGATAGGCGTCGACCTCGTCGAGGAAGATGTACCGCGCCGGGGTGGACCGCAGCCCGACCGCCGAGTTCGCCCCCGTCATGATCAGGATGCCGCCCGCGAACTCCTTCGACAGCATGGTGTTGCCCGCGTCGCGGGACCGGGCTGGTTTGACCCGCGCGCGCAGTTCCGGGCTTTCCTCGATCAGCGGGTCGATCCGCTGGCGCGAGTTGCGTTTCGCCAGGTCCACCGTCGGCTGCACCGCCAGCATCGGGCCCGGCGCCTGGTGGATCGCGAACCCGATCCAGTTGTTCCCGGCCTCGGTGGCGCCCACCTGCGCCGCCTTCATGAACACCACCCGCTGGGTCGGATTGCCGGGCGACAGCCGGTCCATGATCTCGCGCATGTAGGGCGTACGCGCCGTGCGGTACTGCCCCGGTTCGGCCGAGGCCCGCGCGGCCAGCTTGCGGTGCCGATCCGCCCATTGCGACACGGTCAGGTCCGGGTCGGGCCGCAGCCCGCTGCCCCAGGCGCGGATCAGCGGTGCGGCACCGTCGAACGCAAAGACATCCGGCCCTTCGCTTGCGCTCCGGGCGTTCGTCCCTTGCGACGGTCCACCGGACCCTCGCATCCGCTGCGCGGACCGGTCCTCACCCTCACCCAAGTCCGGGTCGGACCTCCGCAAGGCTGTCGAGCTGGTCGCGCACATGGGCCTCCAGAACCTTCTGCATCAGCGCCGTGTCCACCGCGCCCGTGCCACTGGCGTCCCCGACCGCGGCGGTCAGTTCCGAGGCCATCAGGGCCGCGACGCGCGCGGGCCAGGTGATCCAGGCATCGCGTTCCTCGCGCGCCAGCCGGAACATCAGCGTCTCGGCCCGCGCCCGGTCGACCAGTTCGCCCTTGAGCCGCGCCAGCCGCAGCCGCCGTTCCTGCGCCTTCAGCACCTCGTTCGCGGTTTTCGCCTGCAGAAAGGTCGTGCCCCCGCCCGCCACAGGCGCCGCCATACCCTGTTCCTTCAGCGTGTCGCCCACGGCCGACACCGCGGCTTCCGGCACGGGCTTCATCTTGGCCGCGGGCGGTTTGCGGGTTTTCGAGGGATCGGTGGTCTCGGCCCGGCGCCGGTCCGACGCGGTCGCATCGATCGAGCCGTCCGCGTGCAGCACCAGCCGCTCCGCTTCCTTCGCCTTCTGGATGGCCCCGCGCGACAGGCCGACATGCGCCGCGTACTGGCGTTCGCTCATGCCCTGCATCGGCGGCTCCGAACATCGTGCAAAATCATGTGCTTGTCCGGTTGCTATGGGTCCGCGCCGGAGCGAACGTCGGTCCACGACCCCCGATGCATCGCACGAAGGACCCTGCCATGACCGCCATCACCACCATCCGCATCGACCACACGGCACTGCCGGACCCGCTCAACCTCAAGGACCACGACACCGCTGCCCGAATGATCGAGGTCATTCTGCGCGACGAGGGCATTGCGGCCGAAGCGTCCGACGTGATCTCGCACATCAAGATCGAGGTGCCGACCACGCAGCTGGCCGCCGCCAGCACCGTGCTCGCCAGCATTCAGCTGATCTGAGCGGACAGCGCAGAAAGCCATGATATTGCTCTGAATTCTCTACGATCATCGGCGCCGTGGAGCGAATGTCATCGCACGGAAACGATGCAACTCACCACGGAGCCACGACCATGACCAACGCAACCGAGACTGCCGCCACCCTGATCGCCGATTTCCGCAAAGCCCTCGCCGAGATCGAAGCCGTCCTCGCGCCCGGCCCCTGCGCCACCATCGCCGCGCAGAACTGGATCGTGGTCGACGATTTCGGCCCCCTGCGCTTCACGCTGACGCCCGAGGGCAAGCGCCACCGCGCTACCTGCACCGGCCACGGACGCGCCCACAAGGTCAACCGCTTCACGCGGGAAGATGCCGAACGTCTCGCGCAGGCCTGCGACGCCCGCGCAGTGTTCTGGCGCGACGCGGCAGAGGCCGAAGCCGCCACCCTGCGCGGTCACATCGCCACGCTCGAAGCCGCCAACGCCGCCTGACAGGGCGGCCGAGGCACCCACGGACACGACGCAACAGACTCAAGGAAGCAGCCCGATGATCACCGCCACCACGCCCCACCAGCAACTCCGCGCCGACAAGGACCAACGAAACCGCGACGCCGCCTTGAGCGCCTTCATCGCGAAGAAGGCCGAGATCGACGCCATGCTCGCCCGGCTGCAGGGGCTGAGCGCCGACCATTTCAATGCCACCCCCGACGCGATCAACTGGGCAGATGTCGGCACGCTGGACCATTACGCGAGCCTGTTGAAACGCCTCACCGACAGCGCCTTTGGCGAAGGCGAATACGCCGAGTAACCCTTCCGGCCCCGTATCCGGAACTGCCCGCCACGCTGGCGGGCTTCACCCGGTAGAAGCTCCTGCATGTCGCACGAGCCGAAACCGGAGATCATCATGACCCAGATCCAGCTTACCGACACCCAATCCGTCATCCTGTCCGCCGCCTGTGCGCGCGATGACGGCGCGGTGTTTCCCGTCACCACCAGCCTCAAGGGCGGCGCCGTCGGCAATGTCTGCAAGAGCCTCCTGAAGAAGGAACTCATCGAGGAGGTGGCCGCGACCGACCTCAACACGGTCTGGCGGCACGACGAAGACCGCGGCCCGCTCACCCTGCGCACGACACCGCTGGCCTATACCGCCCTCGGAATCACGGACGACCCGGAGGAACAGTACGGTGAGCCCGCAACCGCACCGGAACCGCCCCGCCGCCGCACCGGCACCAAGCAGGAGGCCGTCATCGCGATGCTCAGCGCCGAGGGCGGCGCGACCATCGACGAGA